GTTGAGCCGCTTTCAAGAATTGTTCTAGTGTTGGCTTACTGGCGGGTGTGTTGTCCCCAGTCATCGTGGGCGTTTGTCCACTATAGTACGGAGCCAGTGCATCCCGAGCCTGTTGAATTGCTACGTCTGGATCTACAGAAGTCGTCTGCATAATCTTACCAGCCAAGTCACGCACCGCATCAGCAAAAGGTTCGAGGGGCGACATCTTCGTGCCACCTGCTCCTGTTCCTGCGGCCCGAGCAGTAGCTGTCTTCTTGTACTCACCTAGACCAAGCAACAAGGCTTTGACGTATTCATCGTTGCCTTTGCCAATCGATCCGCTGATTGCAACGTTAGCAATGCGGCGGTTGATCTCGTCAATGTCGTTAACGTTCTCCATGCCAAACACATTACGAGCAAACTCTTTCTTGCCCTCCTCATTCGGAGGTAAGTCAGCCTGATCCACAATAGTTGTAGCAATGTTGTCTTCGTTTCCTGTGGCTACAGCGGCGTCTACCGCAGCTTTCTTGCCCTTCAACTCTGCTTCAGCTTCGTCTTCTCCACCAAACTTATTGATCAGCTTAGGAACTACCATCTGTAATCCAGGCACTGCCATCAAAGACATAAGTAGCGCGTTCTTCGTAGAGATCTTTGGAACCTCACCGACATCAATATCACCACCTTCTCTCATTTTGACAGGCTGTGGAGCCTGAGGTGCGGGGGCCGGGGCACTAGGTGCAGGTTGCTGCGGTGCTTGCGCCATGGGCTGTGGAGCCTGAGGTGCGGGTTGCGGTGGTACTTGTGTTGGCAACGACGGTTGTAGTGGCATCTGTGGTATAGGCATCGGCCCTGCTCCGAGAGAGGGAGCCTGGGCAGGAGCAGGAGCCGACGCTGCCATCAACTCAGGAGAGGATGCGAGTATCCCGCCCATGCGGTTGACCTTATCTCGTGCTGGGCGAGGCTTACGTTGAGATGCCCCAAACAATGCTGCGTTATAGATACCACCTTGCATTACAAATCCCTTATCTTATACCACCAAGGCCACCTAGAAGCGGCTGACCACCTTGCGCTGACATCTGTGCGCTTGCTCCACCTAAGACGTTAGCCAATGGGCTAGCCTGTGGAGTGGCTGATGCAGCCAGTGATGTACCACTTGAAGGTACACCTGATAGAATGTCACGCATGTAAGAGAATCGAGCGAACGGTTCGTACGCTTCTTCTAGCTGTGCTGCACGTTGGACATCGTACTCTGACTGTAGCTGTGATTGTTCCAAGCTGCCGATGTTAAACAGTGCGTTGACATCTTTCTGACCAAGAGCTTGTGTTGCTTCTCCCAGTGCCCCGATGCCAGTGCCAAGATCCTGAAACAACTGTCCCGCTTGCTGTCCACGTTTCATCTGGTTCTCAAATGCCGATTGCGCTTGTGTCTGGGCACCAGTATATGCAGCCGAACGTAACTGGGCTGCTGTCCGAGCCTTCTGATCCGCGACGTTGCGTTGTAGTTCCTGCTCTGCAATGGCACCGCGAGAGCCGCCAAACGCCCCTGCTTGTACCTGTTGCGCACGTTCGCTCATACGTTGGATGTCACCCTCACGTTGGATCTCATCCAAGGTTGTATCGATAACTTGCTCGACAAACGGGTCGTAGTAATCTTTGTATGACTGTGGATCGTATGCACCAGTCGTATCTTGAAGGGTAGTGATACCCTGCTCCATGACTTCTTCGGCGCGATCTACAAAGGGTTGATAAGCTCCTGTCTGATCCGCTGCCATTTGCAGCGCATCTTGTTGAGCTTGTGTAAAGCGGATGACGTCGGGAGCAGCGACGCCACCCTCTACAGCAAGAACAGGCGTACCATACTGGTCCACCTGCGCTTGGCTAGCATCTGAAGTGTACGTCCCATCCGCTGCGACATACATCTGGTTGCCTGAGGCATCAAGTACTGGATCACCAAACAGTGGAGACTTGGATGCAATCCCTGTGACTTCATTTGTTACAGGGTCTACTTGGTAGATGTTGGCTAACAGATCTTTTAAAAACTTCTCCTGATACTCAGGAAGAAGCGTCATCTGTTTGGAGATAATTTCCTCTGCCATCAGGCCATCCTTTCAAACTGGTTCATCATCTGGTACATCTTCGCAGCCCCCGCATCTCGGTTGCCGCCTCCCGCACCTTTGACAGCATCTGCCGTCATGACAAACTCTCCATCAGATAGCCGCGCCTCTTGGACACGTCCACCATTCTGGTAAATAGCTGCTGGAATTGAATCGCTGGTTCCAGTGCCAGGACCCTCGATCATACCACCCGCTGCTCTCATAACAGGTGTACCACGATAGTCAGGACGCCGTTCGCCAGTCTCGTACTGACGCATCTCTGTGTCTGACATTAGGTTTTCAAAACGTGGACGACGCTGCTGATACAGCATCTCACGTAAGATAGAACTCATGATAGGATCTTCTTGACCCTGTGCATTGCGGACACCCATGCCTTGCAGTAATCCTTGTGCGACCCCTGTTGCACCAGTTGAAAATCCGCCGCTAGCAAGAGAACCCATCATACCTGGGGCCATACCTGGGGCCATACCCCCTACACCTGCGGCTCCACCGAATAGGCTCAAGATTCCCGCACCACGTTGCTGTGGAGAAGCACCACCGCCCATGGTGTTCATTACGTTTCCAAATACACCTGCTGGTCCCATTGTAGCGGCAGGGAGCAAGCTGCCGATTCCAGATTGGAACGCGTCCTGCATCGACCCACCAGCCAATAAACTACCAAGGCCACCACCTAGTGCTGCACCAACGGGGTTACCGCCACTGGCAACCATGCCAACCAAGGCACCAATGGAGGAGAATAAATCGCCTGATTTCTTGTTGGTTTGTTTTTCTTCAGCCATTATACGCCACCCGTAATTTGTTCAGGCATAGTTACTGTTATAGTTGTACTGCGCCTTTCGCTTCCTGTCCATGACTGACCACAATCTGGGCAATTCCCGTTTGGATAAGATGCAACCTCTTCTGGCGTGTCAACTGCGTTATCACAGTTTACACAATGTACTGTATCAGAACTTGTTGAAGGTTTCCACCTACTACCGTCTGCCATAAGAATAATATCTGTCATACTACCACCGTTACTGAGCCGACAGAGGAAGTGCCGACGTTGGTTGCCGCTGAGATGTCAGCGTTTGCCTCTGCCACAATAGTTCCAAGGCCCGAGGTTCCTAAAGTTGTTCCCGTGAATATATCACCAGAACGTACAATTTTCAAAAAGCCATTTGCTTCGTACAAATCCCCGACGTCTAACCCATTAGCAACGCCGTCGCTTGGGATGTTGGACAGGTTGATAATAGGGTTGCGCTGGTCGCTGATAACGTTGTCCAAGGCCCGTGCCAACTGGTTAACATACGTCATGTCATACGACATGGGGGCGTTAGGGATGATGGCGCGGATGACTTTGTTGCTCATCGCCGACCATCTGGACGAGCATCTAGTCGAGGTGCTCCCAGCCTCCAGTCAACGCCTACGTCGTTACTTTCCACTTTAAAATTAACCTGACGCCCACGCAACCGCATGAACACCTGATCNGTGTAGTTGTCGGATCCGTTGATAACCGCCGTGCGAATNGCGTCACCGCTCTTCTCAAACGTAATCGTTACAACGCCACCGCCGCCAGCAACGTTACCTACGTTTGCCACGCCTACAGTCTCAACATCAAACGTACCACGACGATACTTTACTTGACCGCCGCCACCAGCTTGGCCTCCCACAGTCGCAGATACCCCTGCGACTGTGACCGTAAATCGAGTGGGACTAATTACGCGAGCGACTGGAAGACGCTGATTGATATCACCGTCTGTAAATCCGTCAAAGCCTACGGCTCCTGAAATCTCGACAAAATCACCGGGGCTAAGGTTGTGCGCAACAGGAGAAATTATAAGAATTTCGCTAGGGGTAGACGTAGATGTTCTAATAGGATTCAAACCCAGTGCAACTTCTGGCACCGCAGTAATACGGAACCTTTGGTTAAGCTGGGCAGATGTCAAATCGTCAAAGGCCACGGCTCCTGCAATCGTTACATAGTCTCCAACCTTGCCTTCGTGTAGCGGTGCAGTTACCGTGACGGTCCCTGTTCCCGCAGCACCTGACG